GCATTTGGAACATGTACTTAACCATGTTCTTATATGGAATCTGATAGAGATTAGATTTGTCATCATGATCTCCTGGAAGAAAACCAATCTCTCTAGTTGACACAAGGGATCTAATAATATACACCTTTTCATATGGTGTAAATTGATCTAAAGCTTCTTTAATCGCATGGTACAAAGTAATAAATGTCTTACCAGTACCAGCAGTTCCATAGGCAACAACGTGCTTTCCTTCCTCATAAGATTTGAACAACTTCTTCTGATTATCAGTAAGTGGTTCAACTTTTAAAAGGTGATCTGTATTGATTGGTTTCTTACCCTTAAGTGCTTGACGATGGTACTCAGAATTAATACCAACGTTATTGTTGTTTCTTTTCCTTCTAGCCATATCAGATCTTTAGGTTTTGTGCTCCAGGTTGTTTTGATGCTCTTTCTAGAACTTCATTCCATCCTGGTTTTGATTTAACAAGTTTGTCTTTCCACTCACCAATTGGTTCTAGTCCCAATCCAGGTGAATTTTCGGGAGTGTAATATCTTTCCCACTCTGGATTATCTTCATTCCACTGGTCCCAATCATGAATACTCATTTTCACTTCTTTGGTTTCACCAGTTTGTTTATTCTTAACAGGATATGTTGCCATAATTATCAATGAGTGTAGTTTATTTAGATCTTAATCCAACGTTCGTTTGCTAGGGTCCATTCAACAACTTCCTTGACACGATTACGGATATCTTTTGGTTGCCATCCCATTGCCTTCATCCTTTCACCAGATAATGCATATCGTAAATCATGTCCAGGACGTGCAGAGTGGAAGTCAACCATCTCATACTTAAGTTCTTTACCCTGAGCATCAGCAATCATCTGTGCAAGTTGAAGATTGTTGAGTTCTTCCGCACCAACGATGTTAAACTTAGGACACCTTGCACCTCCCCAAGTAGATGACTCTACGTTCTTACCAAGAAGAAACAGAAGTGCATCAGCAACATCTTCAGCATGGATATAGTGTCGTGAACCAGGGATTTCCTTAGTTGGATCACTATGGATTGTAATTGTCTCACCATCACGAGCACGTTTAATGCACATAGGAATAAACTTTTCTGGGTGTTGACGTTGCCCAAAGACATTCATTGTGTGAGTAATGTATACAGGTACACCATAAGTGTTGTGGAAAGCAACTGCGAGTTCCTCACCACCTGCTTTAGTTGCACTGTATGGGTTGGTAGAATTATAACGATCGTTTTCATCATACAGAATACCGTCTGGTGCAGGACCAAAGACTTCATCAGTACCAAAGTAAACAAATCTTTCTAGATGATCTAGACTACGAGCATAGTCAAGGATGTTGCAGGTTGCTACAACGTTATCCATGACAAATTCCATAGGATATTCGATGCTGCGGTCAACATGAGAACCAGCAGCAAGGTGAAGAATGTAGTCAATCTTACCAATGTCTGCAGCAATCAGTGGATTCACTGCTGCTTTTAGATCATGGAATACAATCCTCACCCGAGAACGATCCTCAGCAGAAAAATCTTTTAAAACATCTTGAAGACGATTAAGATTTCCACTAAAGTCTAGACGATCTAACGTAACTACTTCCCAGTCTGTGTTTCTCAGAATCTGTGAAATTAAATGATGTGCAATAAAACCTGCACCACCAGTAATTAACGCTCTTTTCATGTCTTTTCTCAAATACTTTTCAATTATAACCTAATTTGTCCTGTCTTGCAACCTCTAGTTCAATTTGCTTCTTTAAAATACTGTTTGATGGTGGAATTTTACCCTTATAGATGGAATCTAATGGTCTAATCGTTGTATCTTGTGTTCTTTCGTAGTGGAATAATTTTGCTGCACCAAATGATTGACATGCATCACCTGCAATAGGATCAATATAGAAATTAATATCAGGATACTCTTCTTGAATTACTGAGTTCGCACATATATTCAATGCACATCCACCAGAGAATACAATATTCTTAGTTTCTGGTCTCAGATCTAAAGTTTGTTCAACTCTCATTCTCAAAACTTCTTCCATAGAGTTTTGTATCTCCCATGCCAAATCTGCCTTCTTCTGGAAATCATCATGATGTCTAAGAACTGGGAAGTTTGTTGTATTGAATAGTCTATTACTATAGAACACATTCATATTTGCCATTCCGTTATCAAGAATGAATGGTGGGAACTGTTCATTCTGTTTCCCGTATGCAGAAAGACCCATTGTCTTACCACATTCATCACGATGCCATCCTAGATGATATGTAACTGTCCCATACATAATGCCAATGTCGTAACATGAATTGACATCAATTTTATCATTTGCAGTCATCATTTCAAAGAAGTCATTTGGAAAATAGACTTCAATAAATCCTCTGGGTTGTGGTGATGGAACAATAAAGTTTTTCCACAATGGAGTAAACCCATGTGGATATTGTGCATCATATATTGATGTACTCTCTAGGAACATGACATCATCCCATGCCTGAGCCTGCTTTAGTTCCTCCTCGTTCAATTCAATACCTGCCAGTTCCATTAGAGTATCAACTCTATAGTCTGCACCCCATCCATCAATAACAATACAAGCAGCATCTTCAAATCCTGAGGCATAAAATGCTGAAGCAGCATGATATAAATGATGCTCCTGAACTTCTTGCTCCCTTTTAATATGATTGAGTTTATATTTCTCCAACATGTCAATCATGTCCCGAAATTCTGCATCTTCTCCATTGAGTAGAATAATTTCATCGAGACCATACTCATCATGAAACTTTTTTAGACTCCCAAAAATATAGTATAAAAAGTTATCATGCTTTTTGCCAGATAATCTTTCTTCCAAAAGAATCTCATGGATTTCACCATTGCGAAGCATAGTTACACCTGCTTCATGTCCACTACAGGACATAGCAGCTACATTATAGTCTTTCATTTTACCACCAACATGCTGACATCTGCGAAATAAACATAATGAAGTTCAGATTTCTCTAAAGAATTTATTGCTTGCTCTACAGTTTCTACTATTGCATCACCAGCAAGATTGAATGATGTATTTAACAAGATTGGAACCTGTGTGCTCATATAGAAAGTTTTAATCAAATTATAATAATGAAAATTTTCTTCCTTACTTACGGTTTGAATTCTACAAGTTTGATCTACATGAGTAATTGCAGGAATGTAATCTGACATTCCATCCTTCACTCTAAGGTTAAATGTCATATAGGGAGATCTTTCAAGACCAATCATCTCAAACCATTTATCAGCATGTTCTTCTAAAACAGAACCAGCAAATGGTCTAAAACTTTCCCTCTTTTTTACAATATTAACTATATCTTTTCCACCAGGAATTCTTGGATCAAAAATTATTGATCTATTTCCCAATGCTCTAGGACCAACTTCGGATCTTCCTTGATGTATTGCTCCAATTTTTTCTTCTAAAATTAATTCAACAACATCATCATATGTAACATCATATTTTATTTTCATACACTAGGTCCAAAATAAAGGTGTTTGAATGGGATTTTATCTTTGCTTTTACTTATTCCATACCATAAGTATTTTGCTGCTCCTATTGCTGTTCCAGCATCATGTGCAATAGGATCTACAAAGAATTCTACATTTGGAAATGCTACAGTGTATTTATAGTTGTTCACACAATTTAAAAAATAACCTCCAGAAAGTACAATCTTATTTTTACCAGTAAGATCCAATGCTTTCTTAATTAGAGTGCATGTATGTTTGAAAGTTGTATTCTGAAGTTTTTCAGCAAGAGATGCACAAATATAAAAGTCTAGTGTAGGGTTATCAAACTCGGTATTGATTCCTCGTGAACCCATTGAAACATCATATTCTTCTGGATCAACTCCATCAATAAAGTCTTCAAAATATTTGTAGAGATCATATACAGTTATCCCTACACCTTCAAACTCTGTAAACCAATCTTTAACAAAGAGTGCTTTTTCTCTTTCATAGTTTCTATAAATGTGCTTATTCTCTTCGAGGTTATCAGATGCCAAACGATGACCAGATAATCCCATAATTTTACCAGCCTCAGTTCCACCATGCATTTCAAAGAGGCCACAAATCATATTAAACAAATCCCCACAACTTCGTGTGCGAGAGTAGATTTCATTCTTACTCCTCTTCCAAAAAATTTCTTCCTCCCCACGCATCTCATCACCCAAAGAGTCTAAGATAGAACATTGTTTAAACTTAGTTTCTAGGAATGGGAAATCATAAGAACAATTAAAGATACTTTCAATTTCTCTAAATGGATACTCATATTTTTGAGAAGTTACTTCTGCTCTATACTTTACATCGAAAGCACCACCACCATCTAGAACAAGTGCAGCTGCATCATCAAATCCAGATGCAAAGAAAGCATTTGCAGCATGATAAATGTGATGATTGTCGGCATAAAATATAGAAGTATTGAATTTTATACCACCATTCTGCAATCCCCGAAGAAAACTACTATAGACAACCTCATCATCACCATCCCTATCTCTACCATAAGAAGAAAATATAATATAATCAATGAAAGTTGTATACTCTTTAATAGAATCTACATGATGGCAAAGTTCAATAATCTTACCAGTATCATCAAATTCTTGGAAGATTTCATCAACAGATCCCTCTGGATTTTTAATGCCTGTTAATCTCTCTTCCTCAGAAAAATACACGATTTCACCATCTTTCAAAAGACATGCTGATGGTTCATGTGATATGTTTACACCTAAAATATACATATTAAACCTCTTGATTCTTTGAATAGATTAGTGTTTGCTTTTCAGGAAGATAAAGATATTCAAATGAAGATTCTTCCAGGGTTCTAAGAGCACCTTTTAAATTATGGACCATTGGTTTTCCACTCAAATTGAATGAAGTATTACCAATGATTGGAATTCCAGTTAAATCTTTGAATGCTTTGATCAAATTATAGTAGTGCAAGTTCTGTTCTTCGGTTACAGTTTGTATTCTACAAGTCTTATTCTTATGCACAATAGCAGGTATTCTTTTTGCTCTTTCTTTTTTCACACTGATTGCATAAGTCATGAAAGGAGATTCCTTAATTGATCCATTTTCAAACCAATCAGAAAAATCCTCCAGAAGAATAGAACCAGCTACTGGTCTATACCATTCTCTACCCTTATGCAAATTTACATGACCCCACATTTCATACATTGTCGGATTGAATAGGAAAGATCTATTTCCTAATGCACGTGGACCACCTTCATCGGCACCCTGAAAGATTGCTATAATATGATTATCTTTTATTAATTTTGCAACGGTAGAATAACTTACCTGTGGGATTACTTTCATCTGAAGAACTACTATATGTTTTATTTATTATGCTCAGTCCATCCAAGTGCTTCAGCAATCACTGGAAACTGTCCAGCAAAGAGACACTTACACTCATTGGCAATATCCATGTGCTCTTTCTGTGTTCCATGAGCAGAACGCAGATCAATATAATGGATCCATGAACGAACTGAGCCACTCATGTAAATTTTTGTGGGAACTGCTAAAGGAAGCACAAAGCGAGCACATTCCTTTGCCACACCATGATCAAGCATGGTCTGATATAGATCCATAGCAGAAGCAAAGTGTCTCTCGATAGCAATCTCAAACTCTTGCTTATGGAAAGCATCTAAATCATCAGTAGAATTCTGACGATTCTTTGTATCTTGACGACGCA